CTAGCGGCGCGATCCTAGCATTTTTTGTTTCATCGCAAAGTGGCGCTGGGCGAAGTTGGCTAAGCCCAAAACGAATTGCCAATCAGGGGCGATGCAGTAGCTCGGCATCTGCAAAAAAGCGTCCATTGAGGCCGTGCTGTACCTGGAGAGCGCGCTCATCAACAGCTTGCGCTTGGGGAGGGCAGCCTCAGCTTGAATGCCTTGGCATGTCTCAACGACTCGGTCTTCATGCAGAGGCCAGGAATTGATGGTGGCACTCGGCATGAAGCCGAGTTGGGCGTCGATTCACTGAAATGGCGCTCCATTGAGATTAGCGTCAACGGGGCGTTGTTGCGTAAATCATCTGCGGCCCTCGGGTAGCCTCGGGCAATGAGTCAGCCCGCGTCGCCCAAGCACCGCTACCGCACCACCAACTTGAAGCAGTACAACGCAGCACTCAAGGCTGCCAGAGAACCTATGCCGACTCGCGCAGAGCAGGCGGATTTCATAGGATTTCGTTGTGCTAGAATTTTCGGAGCACGACATTGTCACTTCCAGTAGAGACAATGGTTTGCAGCAGATTTTGCAATGAAATCATGCGGTTAACGTTGTGCGGGCGTCGTTCAATGGTAGGACTCTTGCTTCCCAAGCAAATAACGTGGGTTCGATTCCCATCGCCCGCTCCAGCTTTGCCTTTTTAAAACAAAGACTTATCGCGATCTTTGTTTTTTCAGGGGAGTTCCTGGGGAGTTTTGTCCGATGAAGGACTCCAGCTTCGCCTGCTCTATATCCCCTTGAGCGTCGTCCAGCCACTTGGAATAGACGTTCAAAAACATCTCCACCGAATGCCCCATCTGCTTGGCTGCATAGGCCGGCGTGGCTCCTGCCATGAGCAGCATCGTCGCATAGGTGTGGCGCATGTTGTTGGGCGGGCGGTACCGAATGCCCAGCGCCTTGAGCATCGGCACCCATAAGGGGTTGCGAAACCGCTTGTCATCTGCCCAGGGCTCGCCATGCGTCGGGTCGGCGAAGATCGTTTGTGAATCCTTGGGCGCGGCCTGGCTCATGACGTCGCTGGCCATGCTGCCGATATGCGCCCTTGGGGCCTGTCCCTTCTGCCTTTCCAGCGCATCCAGGGCCCGGCTGTTCAGGCTGACCAGGCGGGCCTTGTTCGTTTTGGTCTGCTTGCGCAGGCCCTTGACGACCGCCTCATGGATCAGCACCTGCTTCTTGTTCCAGTCGATGCTGTGCCAGCGCAGGGCCACCATCTCGCTGGTGCGCAGGCCTGAGAAGAATCGGAATGCGATCAGATTGGCGACCGTGGGCGCAAACTTGGCGCGCGCGTAGTCAATGATCTGCTCGACTTCCTCGCGGTCGAACGGGTCGGGCGGCTCCCTTTGCCACTTGGCGCTGGGGACCGCCGCGACCGGGTTCTCGGTCAGCAGTTTGTCGAGCACGGCCAGGTCCATCGCAGATCTGAGGGCCGACACATAGTTGTTGACGGTCTTGCCGCTCAGATCCGGGCGGGTCTTGATGGCTCGCAGAATGTCCGAATGCTTCAGGGCCGAGACCTGCTTTTCGCCAATGAACGGCTTCCAGAACTTGACCGCGCTGAGGTAGCCGGCCAGCGTCGAATTCTCTGCCACCTTCACCGACAGCCAGTGATCCAGCTGGTGGGCCACGGTGGTGCCGGCGGCCACCGTGCCGCCTTCCGGAAAGTACTCGCGCATCACAAAGTTGCCTGCGCGTATCTTGAGCTTGATCTCGGCAAGCAGCCGGATGGCATATTTGACGTTGGCAGGCGTTGGCGCAATGGCCTTGCCCTCCACCAGGAGAGTGCGGCGAATGCGCTCCCCCCGGTAGGCGAACGAGAGCCGAATGCCGCTCTCACGGATCTCTACACCCCGCGCATTACCCATTTCTGGACTCCTTCACGGTCGATAAAAATGTGCGAGTCGGGCGACCTGAAATACTCACGCCGCTCGATCCAGACACCGCTCTCGATCTTTCGGCGGATGGCCTTCTCGGTGAAGCCCGAGATGGCCGCAAAGATCCTGATGGTGACAAAGCGATCCGGTGCCAGAAAGACCGGTGGCGGCTGGGTGGCGGTCAGAAAAGAGTCCATGTCATACCTCCTGAAAAAGAAGAACCCTGCAGAGGGGCAGGGCTCGGGGTTGCTCGATCGATTGCGTGGTTCACATCGCATGCTGCGGCTGGGCAAGCCGCGTTGAAGCACCGGCTGGTTCCTGGCTGCGCGCCGGCACCAGCGCGCAGTGAATGACGCGTGCATGCACCTCGCTGCGCGGCGGGCGGCAGGCCAGTGTGTGGATGCGGGCGCGCTCCAGCTCCACCACCAGGGCGGCGCCGGGCAGCAGCGCTGCATGGTGTGTGTGCCAAAAGCGCTGCGCCGCCACGCCCGTCCAGGTGGCGCGCCATGGCTCGGTGTGGTGCGGCCCCAGGCGGTCCAGCAGCAGCAACTGCAGCTGAAAAGCGCCGCACAGCGCCGTGCTGGCCTGCGGCGGGGTGCGGCTGAGGAAAAGCGTTCCGGTATGGCGCATGCATGCCTCCTTTCTCGGCAATAAAAAAAGCCCGCACGGCATGGGCCGGGCGGGCTGGGGTTTGAATGAAATCAGGCTCTAGCGTTGATGTATCAAGCGCTGGTAGCTATGAAATTGATAAACCTACTGCAGCTGCAGCTGCAGACGGCCTTGATGGCCGGATTGAGTGGGTTGGGCGGTTTGGTTGGGCTGGGCCTGCTGCAGCGCCTGCAGCTCGGCGCGTGTGGCCATGCGCTGGGTGCAGGCTGCCGCCAGTCGCGCCAGCGTGGTGTCGCTCACGATCAGGTCGGTGCGCACGGCCTGGGTCAGCTGGGCCAGCGTCATCACCATGGCGCCGGCCTCAATGGGCTGCACATACGGGTTCATCGCGCCGTCCGCGCCGCGGGTAAAAGACAGCAGCATGCGCGTGGAGTGGGGCGCTTCGCCCTCCAGCATCACGGCATCGAATACGGCCTGATAGACCTGCAGCGTGGCTGCATGGGCGAGTTGGTGGGCATGCTCGACGAGGTGAACGTCGCGTTGCTGGGTGTTGTCGTCGGTCTGCTGTTCAAGCAAGTCGAGCACCCAGGCTCGAAACTCCTTGGCCACGGTCGTGCGGGCAAACATGGCTAGAAGGTGCGCGCCGCGCAGGCTGAAGATGCGGACTTCCTTTTCGCTGTTCCCATTGCCGAAACCCTTGACGGTCAAATTGACCGTCAAGCTCATCTTCTCTGTGAACTCGTCGGAGCGCCGTGCATAGATGCGGTTGATCGCGCTCTCATCGGCGTACCCAAGAGCCTGGGCAATTTCGTTGGCCTTGAGCCAAGGCTGTCCTTGGTGGTCAACGATGCCGAAAGTGGTGGAGTGAAAAGACAGCGCAGCAGCGCGTGCATTGAGGGTGTCAGCCATTACGGCCTCCTTGCGGTCATTTTTGCAACAACCACCGTCCCTTGACGCCAACCAAAGGGCGGTGACTCGAAGAGATTGGCGTACCGGGACCGCTTGCGCTAACCGGCGAGCCTTGCGGCTCTCCCTCCGAGCCACCATAAAACTGGGGCCACAGACGACAAAGCCGCACGACTGCGGAGCAGATGCGGCTTTGTTGTCGCCGCAAGCAGTATTCAGGACGCCAATCCTGGTCACGCTTTACGGGCGTGACGAAGTGAAGTGTACGCGAAGCAGTTGCGTTATGCGACTGCCAGTGTGCGGCTTTGCAACATTCAGATACTTCTTGTGTATGCTCGCCTCCCATGAAGGAGATGGCTTTTATGGCGTTTATTTTTTGGGCAGGTCTGGCTTTTTTGCTGGGATGTGCATTCTGCGTTCACTTTGATGTGTTTGGTTTTCGTAGAAGACTAACGAAAAATTTTCTATATGCTTTTAGCTTTATTCTTCCGAAAATAGATTCGCGCGGCAGGCGAATGAAATTTGGAATGGCAAAAACTGCTTCCTATGTATTTGCTGTAGTTCTATTTTTACTTCTGACTTCTATATTTCTATCTTTTGCCGTGCCGTATGCAATAGGTGAGGAAGAGAATAAATTTACGGGGCCATTAGGAGATCTTTTTAATGGGATACTGACGCCAGTACTGACGTTTCTAACTTTCTGTGGGTTGCTTGTAACTATTATTATTCAGAATGTGCAAATGAAGGCAACGCTTCAAGAATTGGAGCTCACAAGAAAAGAGATGTCAGAATCAACAGATGCGTTGCAGGCGCAGGTCGCTAATTCAACAGCACAAAAATTCGATAGTAATTTCTATGAAATGCTTAAGCTTCATACAACTATATCGGAGCAATTGAAAAATAGAAGCGAAGTAATAGAATATGAGTTTGACAGCTTTAATAAAAAATCGTCATTGTGGTCTGGATTTAATAGTCCTAATGTCTTGCGCAGCTTTTTCTTAATTAACTATCAACTCTTGAAATATATAAAAAGCAATGAGGATTCTGATGTCATAACCTCCAAGGAAGCAAAAAAATATGCAAACATTGCTAGAGCGATGCTTCCCGATGATTTATTTGGATTGATATTCCTAAATTGTTTGAATCCGAGATTTAGTAAGTACAAAGAACTGATTGAACATTATCAGTTTCTGGAGCATTTGGTATTTTCTGGTTTTGAAGATGCATACACTGTTAAAGCGATTTCTGAGTATTCGCGAAAAGCCTTTGGTGATTCAGAGAATATGAGAAAATTTCTTGAAGATAAGAAAGAAAAAATTCTTGAATTTGTCGGGAAAGATGTTATTTCCTACATGAAATCTACTGACCGTAGAATTAAATCGGATAGAGAAATAATTGATAAATATGAGATAAAGAAATTGAAGCGCTCGGATCCGGAGAAGTATGCGAATATGGTGGAAAAATTAGACTTATTTAATAATTTCATTGTTGATATAAAAAATATAATAGTTAACTTATCACTTGTTGAATGTTTGGATGATGAAAATTTGGTGAATGTTATTGCATCCAAAGATCAATTTTACTTCTTGAGAAAATTTCATTTTAATTTTGAAAATTATATTCAGGTGATTAAGTACATTTTTGACTTAAAAGGAAATTGGTATGGATTATTTAATGGAGCACCATCTCATATAAAAAATGTCGAGACGGGAATGCGTGCGACTTGAAGTTGGGCATGATTAATGTTTTTTAGAAGCTTATATTTACTTACTCTCATTCGTTCTAGTATGTTGCCCCCCAAGGCCATTTGCTGCTCGCGGTCGTGAATGCTTGTTTATCAAGGTCGTGCCTTCGGCATGCCAATCGGTATGTGGTGTCATATCGGTGGGCAGTTTGCGCAAGGCCAGCAGGTCGCGCCGCAGATCGGCGTTGAGGTTGCTCAGGTCTCGGGAGAGCAGGGCCTGCTCGCGAGCCAGACGCACTAGTTCATAGCGGCCTGAGGTGCCGGTCATCAAGATTCCTTGGTGAACAAAAAAGCCCGCCGGGTCTGGAACCTTGCGGGCTTTTGTTTGGGTGGGGGGCTTCTAAATTTGTGAGCGCGCTGCGCTTGCTCTAGCTGCATTTGAAAGTAGTCTGCAACCGAAAGCTTTGCTGGGCTGGCGGTAGCCGCTTTGCTTTCCATAGCGCGTAGCAGGCGGCTGCACTGCCGGTCGCGGTGCTGCAGCTCTAGCAGCACGGTGTCGATGGGGTGTCGGCTCAAAAGCCCTGGGCTGCAGTCACGCCGGCCCCATAATGCGCCACCCATTGCTATCAAGAATTTGGCTTCTATGTCTTCCAACGGCTTTCACGTCCATGGCCCGCACGATCACGAACTCGAACATGCTGCCCAGGGCGAACATGGCGCAACCGCCCACCACGGTATTGGCGGCGGCAGCCTGACCAACCAGATCGCCATGTGCACCGCCGTCATCGCCACGGTGGGCGCCATCTTCTCGTACATGGGCGGTGCGACCCAGGCCAATGCCGGGCTGTACAAAAACGACGCAGCCATCAAGAAGACCGAGGCGGCCAATCAGTGGGCCTTCTATCAGGCCAAGAGCACCAAGCAGTCGATGGCCGAGTTCGCGCGCGATCTGGTGGCCACGGAGGACAGGCGGGCAGCCTACCAGGCCAAGGTGGAGCGCTACGAGAAGGAAAAGGACGACATCAAGCGCGATGCCGAGCGCCTGGAAGCGGAGGCTCGGCACTGGGACGAGCAGTCCGAGATGCAGATGCACTTGCATCACCGCTGGGCCCAGGCCACCACGGCACTGCAGGTCGCGATTGCCCTCGCCGCCATTGCGCTGCTGACCAAGAAGAAGTGGCTCGAATACGGGATGCTTGGCGTGGCCGCGCTCGGCCTGGCTGTGGGCGGGCTGGCGATGCTGCATATCTAAAGCGTTTTTACGATCGGCTGAGCAGTCGCGTTGGGAACGAGCAATGGGCAAATAGGGCTGCTGCTGAGCAGCCGCTCGCAGCTCGTCGCGGTCTGAGGTGTCGTTCATCAAGACTCCCTGGTGATCAAAAAAGCCCGCCGGGTCTGGAACCTTGCGGGCTTTTGTTTGGGAAGTGACTTCTCAATTTGTGAGCGCGCTGCGCTTGCTCTAGCTGCGTTTGAAAGTAGTTTGCTACCGATAGCCTTGCTGGGCTGGCGGTAGCCGCTTTGCTTTCCATAGCGCGTAGTAGGCGACTGCGCTGCCGGTCGCGGTGTTGCAGCTCGTGCAGCACGGTGTCTATCGGATGCATCGGCAGGAGATCCCCAAGCCCAGGTGGCCCAGCTCGGCAAAGCCGTGGTCAAACGCTTCGGCGGCGCTGCGGGCGATGTGATGGATGGAGACGCAGCCGCATTTCAGAACAAAGATGCGCATGACGGCTGCTCCTCGAAAAGCTGCAGATTCAGGTGGTTGGCGGTGCCGGCACGCACGCGGTTGATCGTCATCAGCGCCGGGCCATGCTGACTGCGGCGCCGCTGCTTGCTGGCTGAGGCTGCCTGCTCTGCTGCAATGCGTGCGCGGGCCTTGGCGAAGGTGTCGGCAATGTTGGTGCTGGCCGAGTTGCTGTACTGGAATGCCGCGCTGGTGATCGGCACGCTGGGCAAGGTGGGGCGAGCTGCTTGCATGGGGTCTCCGGTTGAGGGCAAAAGAAAAGCCCGCTCAGCGATTGCTGCGGGCTTGGGAGATTGGCGGCTGCAGCCGTTGACTGGCGCAGGCCGTGAATAAAGAGCCGATGCCCTTGCAGGCATGCCAGAGGAAGTGAAGTGGAGGGAGGAGATGCCTCTGGCTCGGCGAAAACCGTTCAAGCCGCAGCGCCCTGGTGCAAGGCGCTCTGGTTTGGCCCCGATGCGCACGGGGAGGGCGGTGCCGGGATTCCAACCGGCGTTGCCGTTTTTGCTCTTGGCCGCATTCGCCTCACCCTTTTGACCGTGTACGCCCTTTGGCGGCTGGATACGGCAGGGATGCCGCGCAGAGCAGCGGCCGTGCCCGCTGATGCGATGAAGCCCGGGGACGCTCCGCGTGGGTGGAGCGAACGACATGGGCATGCGACTTTTGAAAGACCGGGCCTGACCCGGTCGATACCGTGGTGCCCATCGCGTCTACAACCTCTGCTGCACTCCCGGGATGTCAACTGCGCGCTTGCGTTGGTGGTGCTGGCCCCTGTGTTGACGTGCTCGGGTGTGCGGGTTGCTGCGATGGATGAATTACACTAAATGTGTAAATCTGTGTCAACACATTTTGTGTATTTGTGTGATTTTTTTGTGTATTTGAGGTTGGTTGGGCATAAAAAAGCCCGCTGTTGCGGGCTTTGACGTGATGGTCTTGAAGACTCAGCGCTGGGCAAATTCTTTGATTTGCCGCATGGCGCCCGAGTCAGCTCCGGGCACAACTGTCACATGGTGGCGTTGCAGGTCGTGAATGATTTCTTGACCCAGTTCGTAGTGGGCAGATTTTTCTGTCGGGGCGAGCGTCACGTTGATCAGAACGTCTCTTGGCAGTTGCTTGAGCTTTATCAGCCGATCTATCTTGCCTTTCCAGACGTCGCCGTGGGCGGCAATGTCATTGGCGTCGGCTTGGCTGAGGTTCAGTGCCTTGATGATCTTGAGGGGAGTACTGTCAATGGTCTGCACAAAGTCAAACTTGGCGTTCACGATTTCGTTGCCAACGCGCGCTGGTTTGAATGGTGCGGGCAAGTCCAGGCCTTGCAGCAGATCACGCAGGCGCATATTCATCGTCTGTTCCACATACTCTGGGGTGGCAAACGAGTGATCGACATAGTGATCAAATTTATCGCGCAAGGTCTGTGCGGGGTCGCTGGTGAGCAATACGCGCGCAGGACTGAAGCGCACGATGGCCTCGCGCGGCTGAACCAAGGCGCTGAACATTGTGCGCAGAGCTTCCGGTTGGTTGCTGCTGGGGAGTTGGTATGCAGTGGCCCTCAAGCGCGACAGCTCTTCCTCGACGCTTTTGACAGTGCGTAAGTAGAAGCCTCGATCCAGTGCATCGAAAAAATTGGTGACCCGTTTGGACTTCTTGTCCTGCAGCAGAAAGTTGAAGTAACCAGTCTGAGGGCAAGTCAAAACGACGCCAATATTGGCGAATTCGCCAGTCTCAGTGTATGGAACGAATTGAACAATCGAGTAACGGCAGGCAAGAGGCTTCATGCAAACCTCCAAAAATCGGGCAAGTGGCACCGTGACAGGGTGGCTCTGATGGTATTCAGATCAACGTTGGCAGGAACGTCGCATTCCGGGTTGTTCCAGTGCCATTCAGGAGGAATATTGTCGCAGGCCTTCTCGAATACTGCATCCATTGCCGTGCAAAACCGTCCTTGAAGGGCAGCGCGGGTGACAAGATCCGCCTGCTCCCAGCAATGCCTAAAGATATGATTTTCAAGAAACATTCTGGGGTTTAGGCTTAGGTCGAAAGCTAGATTGTGGTCTATCATGACCAGTTCACGTTGCTGTGTATCCCAAAGTAAGTTCGGGTTGCCATCGGTGCGGTCAATGTTCTGGATCCACCAGTCAAATGCAAAGACTTCTATCTGGCGGTCAAGAGGAATGTATTGAATCTGTGCCTTATCCAGCCATGTGCAGCCCAAGTGCTGCTGTGAGCCAAAAGCTGGGCCGGCCCCTATTACTTTCCAGTGGGCGGGCACTTCGTCCAGCAACTCCTCGGAAACATTCACGATGTTGAAGGGTGGTAGCGGCAGATCTATTGCCCGGGCTAGGTGTGCGCAGATCCACTCATGGCAAAGACTGGCGCGATCTGTCTGTCGGCCTTTGACGTAGTAGAGGTTCCCGTCGGTTGCAATGCACTGGAATGGCTCCTGCATTCCTTGTTCGGCGCGACCTTGTATTTCTTGAACTTCAAGCTGTAGAGCGGGCATAAAGTCGTATGAAGTGAAAGCTGATTACAGCTTCTGTCCGTTCCATGCCCAGACCACACGGCCCAGCACGCGAACCTGGTGATCCCCATTCAGTTCATCCACGGTCTTGATGTTGGGATTGTCCGAGCTCACTTCCAAGGTGCCGGACATACGCATGCGCACGCGCTTGATATAGGTCTGGCCGTGTACATCCAGCACATAGACGCCTTCATGGCTGGCAGGGTCGCGCGAGCCCACGTCGACCAGCAGCACATCGCCGTCGCTGAAGGTGGGTGACATGCTTTCGCCATGAGCGTGAATGAACTTCAGCTCCCGGATATTGCCGGGCTTGATGTGTTGGTTGATCCAGTGTGCGGAGAGGGCCAGATCGCCCACCACATAGTCTGCATCGAGCGTGTCATTGCCTTTGCCCATGCTTCCGCTGTTGGCCAAGAGCGGAATTCGAACTAGGTCACGAGTATCGATTGCTGGCAAAACCTCTGCCAGATCATCGCTCAAAGCGGCCCGCACAAAGCGAGGGCCTGTGCCTTCCAGGATGTAGGTGGATGAAACCCCAAGCAGACTCTGAGCCTTGGCCGCTGCCTTGGCGGAAACGCCGCGAGTGCCCCAGTTGGTGACAGTCTGGGCGGACTCGTTCATAGCATCTGCGAGCTTCTGTGGGCCGCTGATTTCTGCATTGACTTCGCGTGCTGCACTGAGCAGACGTTCGAAGGTTTGGTGCTTCTCTTTTGACATAGGCGGATTGTTCTGGAATTACACAATCTGTGGCTACACAAAAAGATTGATAAAAATACACCTAGTGTGTAGCATTGGGCGATGACCGATATCGAACTCATTGCTCACCATGGAGGCCCGGCGAAATTTGCCCGGCTTCTCGGCCTCCCTGGGGCAAAAGGTGTGCGTCGCGTATGCAACTGGAAAAAGCGCGGAATTCCGGCTGCTGTGAAGGTCGCATTCCCCACGGTGTTTCGACTGCAGTTCTGGCCCGAGCTGGCCTCTCAGCCTCACGCCGGTCAGGAGACTGCTCATGGCTAAGCGCATCACTCGCCGACTTCGCAAGCTCGCTGCGCCCAGAGGCTTCGAAGTTATGCCCTCGGATGGGCGTCGTTTCATGGTTCTACGGCTGCGATCCGGGCGCAGGGTGGTGCAGCGGACTTTCACCAGCAGCGAGGTGGACTTTTTGGTGTGGATGCTGGCCTGGGTGAGCTGGAACTCTGACGAGGCCAAGACACCCGCACAGGCGCTGTTGCTGGCATTTGAGCGCGGTAGAGGTATTTCGCTTGATGGCGAACTATCTCGTCGCACGCAACTGCCGCCGTTGCACGGTTTATCCCCTTCTGATGTTGCTGCATGCGCAGCGCGCTGGTTCAGTGCAGTTGGTTCACACATTGCATTTCCTGCCTGTCCAACGGATGTGGCAAGGGAGGAGGGGTCTGCTCGAGCAGGCTTTTTGGCCGCTGCCATGGAACTGCGAGATTTACTGGCCCAGAGCTCGGATGGTAGGCAGGCCTTGCGTGATCTCGGTTTTGAGCCACTCCTTCAAGACGTCGAAGGTGAATGACATGGATGGCTTCATTACGTTCTCTTTGGCTTTTTTCCAAAGAGTGTCGCTTCGTACAGCTTCTGCAAATTCGCAGCCTGTCCAGGTAAGCCGCCAAATTTGGGCGAAGTCTGCTGGCGCACGTCCGTCGTTTGGATGGAGTGTGGCTGTTAGCAGGCCCGCCTCTTGCATCCATTGCGCGTGGATGGCGAACAGTTCTTCTTCGACCCCATCCAGCTTGTTGAGCGCTTCCCCGGGTTGCAATGCTTCTGTGGCCAGCGCAATGCGCCGGATCAAGTCCATGTCTCGTTTCACTATTGTTCCCTCTGATATCACTGGTAGTGCAGCCATCGTATCCAAGAGCAAGGGAAGTTTCATTTCGGCCCCGAAGCCTCACGTCAGCACCCGCACGGCCACGCGCTGCAGCTCTTCGATGACGGGCAGGGGCACGCTGCCGGTGCGCAGCATCTCGTGGATGCACTGGTTGTTCCAACGGGCGACTTTGCGGGTGGTGAAGCTGTCGCGGCCTTCGACGTCTAGGACGAAGACGATTTGCTGCAGCAGCAGCTCCATGGCGTGGGCCCACTCGGGAGTGGGGGCGATGGGGGTCTGCTTGGCTGTCTGTGCGGCGGCCGTCAGTGATGCGCCTGAGAAGTGAGGTGTAGTCATGAGAAGCAGTGTCTCTTTCCCTCCCCACGCAAACAATGGCGAAGCAGGCCGCCAAAACGACATGCGGATGCCGGCCGATGTGACGGATGCGGCATACCTGATCGCACACAACCACCCGGGCGGTGTGCGTGTACTGGCCGAGCGCATGGGCGTGAGCGCCAATACGCTGCAGAACAAGCTGAACCCGAACAACACGACGCACCACCTGACGCTGCGCGAGTCTGTGGCGCTGCAGGTGATGTCGAGCAACCCGGCAATTCTGCATGCCATGGCGGCGGCCCTGGGCTACACCTGCGTGCCCGCGCTGCCCGACCAGGCCGCGGGCGACCCGGTGGAGGCGTTTGTGGCCTTGCAGCAGGAGGTGGGGGAGTTCACGTCCGCAGCGGCAGACGCCTTTCGTGGCGGCAAGGCCATGGTGAGCCGCAACGAGATCAAGCGGCTGCAGTACCGCTACAACGAGCTGATATCTGCCTTGAACCAGCTGCTGGCCACGGCGGCAGCGCGCGTGCCTGTGCCGGTGGAGGAGGGCTGATATGCATATCCAGCTGAGCGCGCGGGTGCTGAACCAGGCGGAGCTGCTGCGGCAGATCCACGGCCTGACGGGCGCACAGGCCGCCAAGGCCTATGCCAAGGCGCTGAACGATACGGGCTTCGAGATTCGCCGTGCCATGCAGGACGAGATGCGCGCGGTGTTCGACCGGCCAACGGATTACATCCTGCGCAGCCCGTTTGTGCGCATGGCCACGGCCGCCAGGCTGAGCGTGACGATCGAGCCGACCTATATGGGCGGCAAGGGGATCGATCCGCAAAAGATTCTGGATGCCCAGACCTGGGGCGGCCGCCGGCGCGACAAGCGTAGCGAGGTGGCGCTCAAGCGTGCGGGCATCCTGCCTGCCGGATATCAGACTGCCATTCCGCGCGATGAAGAAGGCGGGCCATACCCCGGCAGCGATGACGGCAAGGGCAACTTGCGCGGTCCGTTTCTGGTGCAGCTGATCAGCTACTTCCAGGCGTTTGGCGAGCAGGGCTACAAGGCCAACATGAGCGCCAAAGGCTATATGCGCGTGCACCGCGGCACCAAGAAGCAGGCCGGCCGGCGTTACTTCGTGGCCTACGGCAAGACACGCAGCGGCCCGCGCATCACCCAGAAGGGCGAGCAGGACGAGCGCACTGCACACCTGGCCCCTGGCATCTGGGCGGCCAGCGGTACAGGCGGCGCCGATGTGCGCCCGGTGCTGATGTTTGTGCGGCCGGGCCGTGGCTACCTGCCGCGCTTTGACATGGACAAGGTGGCCAAGCGTGCTGACGCCACGGCCTACCTGGAGCGCCGTATCCGCTACCGCTTGCGCGAGGCCGCAGGCGTATGACTTCCATGAACCCAGCAACGAATTTGAGCGCAGGCGCGAAGCAGCCTGTGCAGATATCAGGAGGTTTGACCATGCAGCCATCCCAACCCGTAGTGACTGGGCGCGACACCAGCGCCGAGGCGTTTGCCGCTCTGGGCAACGAAACGCGCCGCCGTTTGCACGAGCGCCTTTACGAGTCGCTCCGCCATGCCCACCAGCAAGGCGTGCGCGACATGAGCCGGCGCGAGCTGCGCGACTACCACAACACCCAAACGGGCGAGTGGCTGGAGCTGTGCAGTGTGGCCAGCACCGTCAATGCCTTGCTTGCTGCCGGACGGCTGGAGGAGGGCACCGCGCGCCGCTGCAGCCTGTCGCCGCGCCAGCGTGACGTGATGCCTGTGCGCTGCAAGGCGCGACAAACGGCCTTGGCCTGATCGGGAGAGAAGTATGAGCACCATCATCATGTCGGCCTGCTGGCCGCTGCAGGGCATGTCTGCTGCGCAAAAGGCGGTTCTGATATCACTGGCGGATCAGTCGAATGACGACGGCGTGTGCTGGCCCGGTGTCGGCACCATTGCCAGGCGTACCTGTCTGTCTGAGCGGGCCGTGCAAGAGGCGCTGTCGTGGCTGCAGAAGGTCGGTCTGGTCTTTCGGGAATATCGCCTTAACGCCAGCACCAGCTACACCATCACACCGGGCAGTTTCGACCCGACGAAAGCACCTGCCGGTCGCCGTCGCAGCAAGGCAGGTGGTGCAGATGGCGCACCCCCCGCAGATAGCGCACCCCCCGCACCAGGCGCACCAGGTGGTGAACCAGGCGCACCTGTACCCCCGCACCAGGCGCACCCCAGGGGTGAACCAGGCGCACCCAAATCATCATTGAACCGTCATAGGAACCATCAAAGAACCAACACACCTGCGCTTGAGCGCGCAGGACCTGTTGCCCAACCCGAGGATGTGAGCGACCAGACCTGGGCCGACTGGCTGCAGCTGCGCAAGGTCAAACGGGCACCGGTGACGGAGACCGTGCTGAAGGGCGCCAAGGCTGAGGCGGCCAAGGCCGACATGACGCTGGAGGCCTTTCTGCAGCTGTGGTGCATACGCGGCTCGCAAGGGCTGCAGGCCGCATGGCTCAGGCCTGCTGCAGCACCGGCAGGTGGTCGTGCGCCGGCGTTCAACGCGAACAAGCACGCAGCTGCGGCAGCAACGATCTTCGACGGGGTGTGGGATGCATGACGTGGCGACGTTGACGGCTGAAGCGATCCAGCAAGCGCAGGCACGAGCTGCGGATCCGGCAGACGGGCTGCGGGCCGGCCCTGCGGTGCGAAAGCTCTTCGTGCTGCTGCAGGGCAGTTACGGCAGCCTGTTCCTCAGCAAGTTCGCCACCGGGCTGAAGGACGGCCAGGGTCACGACAAGGGCATCCGCGCGGCCATGAACGTCTGGCAGGCGCGCCTGGGTCGCTTTCCTGCCGACGTGCTGGAGGCCGCGGCCGCCCGCCTGGCTGCAGAGCACCCCGACTTCCCGCCCAACCTGCCGCAGTTCGAGCAGATGTGCGATGCAGTCATGCCGCGCCAGACCTATGCCCAGCAGCAGGGCCTGCCTGCCTTGCCCGCGCCCTTGGCCGCGCCGCCTGTGAAGGTCAACCTGCAGGAGCGCAACGACGGCAAGGATTGGGCACGCCGCATCGTGGCCCGTATGGAGCAGGGCGACACCAGCATCTCGTACTACGCCGGCAAGTCCGCACGCATGGCCTTGGGCCTGGAGGTGAAGGTTTGATGCACTGCACAAAAAATAGGCAGGGTGAGGGTCGCGGGTCCTTCCGCCGAGCCTCTGAAGCGGGTAATTCGAGCCGCGTTGTCGGACTGTTTCGTGAGTTTCCTAAGGGGGTTAAGTGAAGGTTCTGCCTTATTTGGATGCTATCGTTTCGCAAGCAGAGTTTGCGCAGATGGTGGGTGTCAGCGAAGCCAGCATCAGCAAGCGCGTGAGCGAGGGCGTGTTGACCCGTGGTGAAAGCGTCCACGCCTGGCTGGTGGGCTACTGCGAGCACCTGCGCGACCAGGCCGCGGGCCGGATCGGAGAGACCATGGGCCTCGACCTGGTCCAAGAACGCGCCGGCCTAGCCAAGGCCCAGCGCGAGGCGCAGGAGCTGAAAAACGCCGTCGCCCGTGGCGAGTACGCGCCCATCGGCATCCTGGCCGACGTGCTCGGGCTGGCCAGCTCCGCCATCGTCGATCGCATGGACCAGTTCGAAGGCCAGGTGCGCAAGGCCTGCCCAGACCTGCCGCAAGAGGTGCTGCTGATCGTGCTGCGCATCATGGCCGACGCGCGCAACGAATGGATCCGCTCCACCTCCCAACTGGTCAACAAAGAGGCCGAGGCCATGGCGCAGCTCGATGCAGACGAGACCGCCGCATTTGATATCAGGGCAGACAGCGTTGAGGAGGGCGACGCCGCATGAGTGCACCCCTCAGCCCCGAAGCCATGGCTGCCATTCAGGCCGCAGCCGCGCTGGGCCTGTCCAGCCTGCGGGCCGATGCGCCGCAAACCCTCAGCGAATGGGCGGCCGAGCACTTTCTGTTGGCCGGCGAATCCAGCCACCAGAAGGGCGGCTGGGTCGGCTGGCCCTTTCAGCTCGGCATTCTCGACTTCATGAGCGACGACCGCATCGAAGAGCTGGCCGTCAAAAAGAGCAAGCGCGTGGGCTATACCAAGATGATCACCGCCTTCGTCGCCTACAACATCGCCCACCGCCGCCGCAAGCAGGCGCTGTGGCAGCCCACCGACGACGACCGCGACAGCTACGTCAAAAGCGAGATCGAGCCCGTGCTCGACGGCGTGGCCGCCGTGCAGGCCGCGCGCCGCCAGGGCAAGGGGGTGGAGGACACCATCAAATACAAGCCCTTTCGCGACAGCGTGCTGCACCTGCTGGGCGGCAAGGCTGCGCGGGCCTACCGCCGCATTACCGTGGCCGTTTCCATCCTCGACGAATGGAGCGCCTTCGATCAGAGCATTGAAAAGTCCGGCGACCCCGGCAGCCTGGCCAAGGGCCGGCTGGAGGGCGCGCCATACCCCAAGTTTGTCGGCGGCAGCACGCCCCGCGTCAAAGGCATGTGCCATGTGGAGCGCGCCTGCGAAGAGTCCGACGCCTACGTCCAGTACCACATCGAATGCCCGCGCTGCAGCGCGGAGCACCCGCTCGTCTGGGGCAGCAAAGAGCTGCCCTACGGCTTCAAATGGGTCAAAGGCCAGCCCGCCAGCGTGCACCACGTTTGCCCCCACTGCCTGGAGAGCATCACCCAGGCCGACTACCTGCCCGGCGGCTGGCCGCTCACCGGCACCTGGGTCTGCAAAAAGACCGGCCGCCGCTACGGCGCAGACCGCATCTGGCGCGATGCTGCAGGCCAGCCCTGCCGTCCGCCGCGCACCCTGGGCGTACATGTCTGGGCCGCCTACAGCCCCCAGCGCACCTGGGTCAGCATCGTCGATGAGTTTGAAAAGGCGCACCGTGCCCTGCAGGCCGGCGACGTGGGGCCCATGACCGGCTTCACCAACGAAACCCTGGGCGAGACCTGGGAGCTCAAGGGCGACAGCAGCGACGAACACGCCCTGCAGGCCCGGGCCGAAGACTACCCCCTGGGCCGCGTGCCCGCCGGTGCGCTGCTGCTCACTGCCGGGGTGGACGTACAGCGCGACCGGTGGGAGATCGCCATCTGGGCCTGGGGCCGTGGGCTCGAAAGCTGGGCCATTGCCCACCAGGTCATTCAGGGCAACCCCGCCAGCGAGGCCGAATGGGAGCCCGTCACCCAATACCTGCAGCAGCGCTACGTGCAGGCCTGGCACGGCGGCAGCCTGGGCCTCAGTGCCATCAGCATCGACTCGTCCGACCAGACCCAGGCCGTCTACAACTGGGTGCGCGGCGCGCAAGGGCAGCTTGCTGGCCTGCGCGCCATCAAAGGCGACAACAACGACAACCGCAACATCGTCGGCCCCAGCAGCCTGCAAGAGGTCAACTACCGCGGCCGCAAGATATCGCACGGCATCAAGCTCTGGCTGGTGGGCGTGGACAGCGCCAAAGACCTGCTGCTTGGCCAGCTCGCCATCGACAAACCCGGCCCCGGCTACGTGCACACCAGCCAAAAGCTGCCGCGCGAATGGTACGAGCAGCTCACCGCAGAGCAGCGCGTGCTGGTCAAGGTCAACGGCAAGGATGTGTACCGCTGGGTCAAGCGCAGGCCGCGCAATGAGGTGCTGGACTGCCGCAACTACGCACTGCATGGCGCCATGTGCCTTGGCGTGCACAAATGGCCCGAAGCCCGCTGGCTGCAGCTGGAGCAAACCGTGCAGCCCCCGCAAGACCTCTTCAACACCGCCCCGGCCCAGGCTGCACAGCAGCAGCCGCAAGGCGATGAAGTAGTGCCGCCACGCGCGCCAGCACGGCCCAGCCCGTCGCGCCAGCTGGCGGACGAAGAGCTTTTCAGCCCCATCAGCCTTTATTAATAAAAACCAATGCAAACGAAGGCACAGCAAGCGCAACCAGCTATCAAAACAATGAACGATAAAGACGCAACATCCACCCCTTCGGTATCTAGCCCCAACAAGCTGGACCCCATTGCCGTGCTGCGCGAAGAACTGGCCGCCGCCGCGCTATGCCATGGTGTGGAGCGGGTGGAGGATTTGACGGAAGAGCTGGTGCGCCGCTATGTGCAGCGGCTGGGTGGAGTGCAGGTGTATGTGCCTATTGAGCGCACGCTAAAGCGTGAGCGTTTGGCTAGAGAAATACGTGCCAGTTTTGATGGACGAAATGCCCGTGAACTGGCGCAAAGGTTTGGTGTGAGCTTGAGGCAGGTGCAGAGGGTGGTGCTGTCAGTTGACTAGGCTAGGTGTAGTCGCCGCATCGATCAAAACATGGCCTCCATAGGTGCATTCATAGATTACTGTATAAAATAACAGTTATCTGTGGATGCATCCAGTTCCGCAAAAGGCAACAACAAGTTACATTTTGCGCCAACTAAACATGGAGGAATGACAGTGGAGTTAGACAATTTTTCTGCGCAACGTGTCGTGCTGCATGAAGTATTTCGTAGAACAGAAAAAGACACAGTCATCGACCCCGATTACAACGAAGAACTTGAAGAATTAGAGCCAGATGCCTTGGATGCTCTGCATGATCGCGTTATCAGAGCAATGGGTCATAAAACAAAATCTGTACCAATGGCGATCACAGATAATTCTGTGGATGCAATGATCCGATATGTGCGAAAGATTGTTGATGCCGATGAGAATGAATTCGTCGGGTCTTCTAAAGATATTGCACTAAAACTGGCATACAAGCAAAACAGTAAAAAACTGCCAGGTGGTGTGGTGGTCACTATTTCGGGAACCTACGGAGTTCCTGCAAGACGCCTTGTATGCATTATTAAAGCAGAAGTTGATAGTGGTTTTACTCGCAGCAAAGACGGTGGCGATAAGAAGCTTCAATATCTTAAAAGCTTGATGCTTACAGCTCAAACCAAGCTGTATAAAGTTGGTATGTTCATTGAGCGCGAAAAAATAGATGATGAGAAAAATCCAGAAAATGGATGGGATGCATATATTTATGATGATGCACTTTCATCATCTAATCGCGATGATGCTGCAGCATATTTCTATGGAAACTTTCTTGGGCTTGGATTCCCTCAGACCAGTGCAAGGCAGACACGGCAGTTTCATGAATTGACCAAAACATTCATTCAGCAAATGAATGTAGATGAAGAAGAGAAGATTGGTTTGCACAATGCGTTGGTGGCTTACCTAAAAGTAGATCAAAGTCCTACGGTTGGTATAGCTTCATTTGCTGATGCTTATTTTGCTGATGATGATATAAAACAAGCATATTCTGACCATATGACAAGCAGTGGTTTCTCAGTTATGCCAGTAAAGAAAGATATTTCTGATATTCAAATGAGGTTGAAATTCAGAAAGATCACTTTCCGCAGTGCTATTAAAATTACAGGCCCTGCGGAAGAAATTGATAAGCTGGTAAAATTTGAGGTGGTTGATGGTGAGGCAAGCCAGGAAAATCCAAATCCTAAATGGACTCAAGTTCTGATTAAAGACAGAATTGCGACGCAAGAATGACACAGGACGAATTCCTCCAGCAATGGAATACGCTGAAAGATGCGTATCGAGCTTGGGGGCGTCTTATACGTGTTACTGTCGAGGATGGGTTGATTAATAGTGACCCATCGCTTGATATTGCTTCCTTTATAAAAATACCGGCAAATCCGAGGCTCAAGGCAGATGACTCGCTGTTAACGAAAGCCTTTCATAGAAACAAAGGCTATACGGATCCATTTAATCAGATCGAAGATAAAGTAGGCCTGCGCTTTGTCGTGCTGTTGACGTCTGAAATCGATAAAATTGAAAGAATTATCGAGGCGTCAGATTTATGGGCATACAGTCTTGACAGGGACTTTGAGGCTGATAAAGAAAGCAGGCCTGCGGAGTTCGGTTACCAGTCCAAGCATTACGTGCTACGCGCCGCAAAAGATGTTGAGTATGACGGCATCGTAGTTCCGCAAAACACTCCCTGCGAAGTGCAGATACGCACACTGCTGCAGCATGCGCATAGCGAACTGACCCATGACAACATCTATAAGCGTGACTCAGCGAAAGAAGTCAGCAAGGATGTTCAGCGCGCTGTTGCCAAAAGCATGGCGCTTATTGAGGCTGTCGACGACTATTTCTTGCATGCAGTGCGTGCCCTGGAAGAGGCAACAAAGGTTGAGCGTGATGCACTGCTGGCACTGCAGAATATCTATGAGAAGCATGTCGGATTGCCTTCTATTCCAACTAAAACTGATCAAATAGTGTTAGAAGCTTTTAGAGATTATTTGACTGAAGATTTAGGAGCTTCGATTGAGGCTTTGTTACAATTGAAGCCATGGATAGTGACAAGAATTGTTGAGCGAAGATCTAGAAATGTAATATATAGACAAGCATGGATTTTGTTGATTTACTTTTCTGTGAATAAGACTCCTTATAAAACTAATAAAATATGGCCATTCACAGATGATGAAATAAGTCAAATATATGTGGATTTTGGAAGAGTAATTAGGTAGGGAAAAATATGCCAGATTGGATAAAAGAGCATTGGATAAGATTTTTGGAAATTTTTTTATCGTTGATTTTTATCATTTGTGGTTGGCGTTTTTATGAAGATATTGTTCATGAGAGAAATAATTTTAATTTATTTGGCTATATTGCATCCATAGCAACTCTCTATGCTTTGATAATCGCTATCTTAGAGGTTGCACAGAATTTATACAGGTCGAAAAGTTTAATTCAAGAAGTTAGAGATATTCAGAAAGATAATAGAGATTATGCGATAGGCGTATTTTCTAGAGAAAACATAAGTATCATCGAAGACATTGACGACTATTTGGTGATGGACGAGTATTTGTCTGCAAAGGCTTGCTTGAAATCATTGTCTAGAAATTTTTACCAAATACCAGGAAAAATTTCAGATATAGAAGAAAATAGATTGCGAATTGATAGAATACATGAATTTATTACCGATTACTGTCGGGCAGTAAATTATGATAAAATACCCCAACAACAGAAAAAAAATATTTTAAATGATCTTAGAAATCTGAAAAGAGAACTTAATACTCACATCAGATCTAACAACGAAAAGGCAATGTGATGCTTCCTCCTAATATTGAAAGATTGGTAGAGCAAATTATTATGAAAACAGGGAATGGGGCCATTCAATGGAACCAAACCTATCGTAATGACCAAGTTTCAATGTCAAATCAATATTTTAGTGTTAATATTGGTTATGGCTACGATCCTGATCGAGATATATCTTATTATTATGTAGATTATACTGATTCAAATGGACATATTAATAGGTTTATGGTGGATCAGGGCGATGCTCATTTCTTTCTTGTAAAGAAGGCTTATGATTTTGCTGTCGCATCTACACTAAAAATTCCCGATCAATGGTGATCGTTGAAATACATGTAGAATGATCAAATCACGCCCGTAAGCGTGATCTGGGCTTGGCGGCCCGGAAATCAACAGGCGCAGCGGCCGCGCCATACAAAGATGGTCAGCGGCTTTTTGCTTTCTAGAGCATGTCTGCGTGCACATGGCTTCGCTTTACGGTGGGTCGTGTGGGGACACCCGCGAGGGTGTGCCGGTGCCTGTTGCCGGTCCGCCAACCCTGCACGACCCATCACCTTTGCTTGGCGGACGAGGTGGTGGCTCAAAGGTCCATCAACAGGAGCCTCACCATGGCTGACATCTCTCTCGGTTCTTCTGCATCCGTTGTCGCTGCTCGCCCTGAGCTTTCTATTCACGACGGTATCGTCACCACCTCAAGCCTTCATGTCGCGCAATTCTTTGGCAAGCGCCATGACAGTGTGCTGCGCTCTATTCGAGGATTGAGCAGTGAAATGGCTCCAGATGATTACCGCCACAATTTTGTGGAGGTAATCGTTGACTACACCAACGGCAAGGGCGGAGCACAGAGCGGCAAGGCTTACCGCATGACCCGCGAAGGCTTCATGCTGCTGGCGATGGGCTTTACAGGCAAAGAGGCACTGCGCTGGAAGCTGGCCTATATCACCGCCTTCAACCGCATGGAGGCCGAGCTGCAAAAGCCCGCGCAAGACCCGCAGCGTATTCAGCTTGCCCAGCGTCTGGCAACCCAGGCTGCAGCCCAGGTCACGCAGGCCGTGTTCGACGCCGTAATGGCCGCAGACAACACCGACTGGCGCCACGCCCGCTACCTGCTCAACCTGGGTTATGACCGCGAAGGCCAGCCCAGCGTGCCCCATGCACAGCCCATTGGCGACGACCAGATGATCGTCTCCTTCAACGCGCTGCCCGAACGCATCGCCAGCGGCGAGGTTCTCTCGGCCACCGATGCCCAACTCGCCACCCTGGCCACGGCCTGCACCCAGCGTTTGACTCAACGCGCCCAGCACCGCGAAAAGCAGGCCGCCAAGCCCAGCCTTCCCGCAGTGCAACCCGCACCCAGCCTGCCGCCTGGCACGCTGATGATGACTTTTAAGTAATCAGTTTTGATAGCTGTTAGCGCTTTATGGGTAAGCGCTAGAGGCCAATTTGGATTGAAATCCGTGGCGCAATGAAAAAGCCCCTGCAGGCATTGGCTGGCAGGGGCTTTTTGAGTTCGGACTGGGGGCTGCCGAAGTCACTGTGAGATCGGCATATTTCTTGATGCCTTTCTTTGGCTCGCGCCGTGGTGGCTGCGGATGCCCCAGACTCTGCTTGTGGGGGTGTAAGGCATGGATATTTTGCGGACTGTTTGTACCGGCTGAGGCAAGTGCAGATCGATGAGGTCTCTAACCAGACAGTTGAGCATCGTCCTATTGCCCATCTTCTTGGAGATGAAGCTAGATGCCATCAGCATCAAGATTTCGATGACCTGCTTCGTCAGCAGATACAAAAGTATCGCAAGGATGAACAATCCCCCCGTTAGTTGGCACAGTTTGAAGATGAAGGTGATGGCTTCTTCATCTTGAAAAATTTCTTGCAGCTCTCGGAGTGAGTTTCTGTCCATCAGACTAAAGAAGATTCCCAGAGCGCTGATCACGATGGCGATAACGCGGGTGATGGTTTGAGAGTCGTACAGCTTGCTGAGCACTCCTACAAAGTCGACATCAATTGGTGAGCGGTAGGCTTTCTCTAGCAATAGCAGGTCAGTGATCTCCTGTGCTAGCTGCGCGAAGTCAGACGATGATCTTTGAGTGTGGCTGCTGAGAAAGCAGCGTTTTTCCTTCTCAAGTTGCAATCGTCTGGCTCTAGAGAAAAAGGGTGGAGCCTTCTCGGCGCCAAGCACTTGGTTGCTGCGGTAGTGCAGGATAAAGAGGCAAGAGCCGACAAAGACTATCGCAGAAATGAACATGCCCACCGGCCCGTGAACAGGGGGCGCAGAGCTAACAAAATACCAATAGGTGAACAGTGTGGCGGTGCTAAATGTGGCTAAGCAGAGCAACCAACGCCAGTTCCAGAGCTTCGGGAAAAGGTGCGACCCGTGAAAGCGGTTGTAGTAATGCGCAGCCAATCGGTAGTACTCACTCATAGTCATCCCTCTCGTTAATTCTTCTGTTGATCTTATCTTTGCTATTAATTTGATTGTTGATGTTATTGCTGCATAAGCGTTCGTAGCCTGCGACATGTTTTTGTGACAGCCGTCACATGGCTTTGTCGCAGCCATCCGCCGACCATCGGCGCATGGGTCTCTACAGCCACCTCACCACCGAACAGCTCACCGCCCGGCGCGACAGTTATCTGGCCGCCATCGATGCGCGCCTGACCGGGCCCACGCAGGCCAGCCACAGCACCGACGGCGTGGGCGCGCGCTCCGTGCAGTTCAATGCCGACACGACGCAGCTGCGCCGCGCCGTTGACGATATCAACGCCGAACTGGCCCAGCGCAACGGCCAGGCCGTGCGCAAGCCCATCTACCTGGTGTAAGCATGGGCCGCAATACACGCATGCATCGTCAAAGCCGCAGCCGCACGTCGTTTGCGGCGTCGCTGGGCGCAGCGCCACTGAAGGGCGGAGCAGCCATGTCTGCCTACCAGGGCGCATCGCACACCGACCTGGCGCTAAGCGACTGGCAGCCCATGGCGGGCAGTGCCGATGCCGATCTGCTGCCCGAGTTGGGCACGCTGACCAGCCGCGCCCGCGATCTGGCCCGCAACGACGGGCTGATGGCCGGCGGCCTGCAGACCCACCGCGACAACGTGGTGGGCGCCGTGCTGCGCCTGTCTGCCGTGCCTGACTACCGCCTGCTGGGCTGGACGCCCGAGCAGGCCCGCGAGTGGGGCAACAAGGTAGAGGCGCACTTTCGCAGCTGGGCCGACACCACGGATTGCGACGCGGCCCGCACGCTGGATTTGCTGGGCCTGACGGTGCTGGCCCTGGGCGGCGAGATGGTGAACGGCGATGCCGTGGCCATACCCAAATGGCTGCCCCGGCCCGACAGCCCCTGGGCCACGCGCCTCAGCGTAATCGAGGCCGACCGGCTGGAGACCCCGCCGTACCTGGAGGGCATGGCCCGCATTCGCCGTGGCGTGGAACTGGACGGCGAGGGCGCGCCCGTGGCCTACCACTTTCGCGCCGCGCACCCTGGCGATGCGCTGTACCTGCGCGGAGACGAAGCGCAGGACCTGAACCGCTGGGAGCGCGTGCCCGCCTTTACACCCTGGGGCCGCCGCCGCGTGGTGCACCTGCACGCCAAGGAGCGCACGGGCCAGAGCCGGGGCAAGCCCATCGTCAGCGCCGTGATGCGCGAGTTCCATATGGCGGGCAAGTACGCCCAGAACGAGCTGCAGGCCAGCCTGGCCAACTCGCTGGTGGCCGCGTTTCTGGAGTCGGACCTGAGCCAGGAGGCCGCCTCGGCCCTGTTTGGCGATCAGGCGCGCGATGTGTGGAAAGAGTCCGTCACCCAGTCGCGCAGCATTGGCAAGCTGCAGGCCGGGGCAGTGATCCCTTTGCCGGTGGGTGCGCGGCTGCAGTCGTTTGCGCCGGGCCGGCCCAATGTGGCCTTCGAGGCCTTCATGCTGGCGGTGGAGCGGCGCATTGCCGCAGGCATGAACCTGCCGTACGAGCTGTTTGCCAAAGACTTCAGCCGCGTGAATTACAGCAGCGCCCGCGCCGCGCTGCTGGAGGCATGGCGCTACTTTCACGGCCGTCGCCGCTGGCTGACCACCACCTGGCTACGGCCGATTTACGAGCTGTGGCTGGAAGAGGCGGTGAACGCGGGCGTGATCGACGCGCCCGGCTTCTACGCCAACCGCTATGCCTATACGCGCTGCCGCTTTGTGTTTGGCGGCAAGGGTTGGGTGGACCCGGTCAAGGAAGTGCAGGCTGCCAAGCTGCGGCTGGAGATTGGTGTTTCCACCCTGGAGCAGGAATGCGCCGAGCAGGGCCTGGACTGGGAAGAGGTGCTGCACCAGCAGCGCCTGGAGGCCGAATGCCGCCGCGAGCACGGCCTGCCCGAGCCCGGTGCCACCACCTGGATTGCCAATACCGCAGACCACGGCAGCGACAAGGAAGAGGGCGCACCCGCCCGAAAGGATGCGCCATGAACCGCCAGATGAGCAGACCTTACCCGCATCTGGCCGACCGCCTGTTCAACACCCCGCTGTTGCTGCACCCGCAGAAGCTGGACGCCATCATCGCCGGCCTGGGCCAGCGCCTGCTGGGCACAGATGGCTTGCAGATCGATGCGGCCGCCATCAGCCCCCGCGCGGCTTTGCCCGCCGAGATGTTCACCACCCGCAAGGGCGAGCGCACCGAGCGCGGCTACCGCGTGAACGAGGGCGTGGCCGTCATCAGCGCCATGGGCGGCCTGGTGCACCGAACCCGGCTGGAGGCCGACAGCAGCCTGCTGATTGGCTACAACGACCTGGCCGCCGATATGGAAGACGCCCTGGCCCGGCCCGAGGTGCACGCCATTGCCCTGGTGCTGGACAGCCCGGGCGGCGAGGTGTCGGGTGCTTTCGAGCTGGCAGACCGCATTTACGCCGCACGTGGGCGCAAACCCATTGTGGCCGTGGCCGACGGCATGGCGGCCAGCGCTGCCTACCTGGCCGCCAGCGCGGCAGACGAGGTGGTGCTGACGACGACGTCTTACGTGGGCTCCATCGGCGTGGTGATGCGCCATGTGGATTACAGCCGCGCGCTGGCCAATGAGGGCATCAACGTCAGCCACATCTTTGCAGGCGAGCACAAGGTGGACGGCAACCCCTACCAGCCCCTGCCCACATCGGTACGCGAGCACCTGCAGGCCGACATCGAGGGCCTGTACCAGATGTTTGTGCAGGCGGTGGCCAAACACCGGGGCATGGAAGAGCAGGCCGTGCGCGACACGCGCGCCGCCGTGTACCGGGGCGTGGCCGGTGTGGCTGCCCGCCTGGCCGATCGCATTGGCACGGCAGACGCCGTGATCTCTGACCTGTCTGTGCGACGCGCTCGCAGTTATCCCGCAGGGGCGGGAATGTCTTTTCAACTCCAAGGAGCTTCTATGGGCGACCCCCAAACCATTCAACCGGCGGCGGCTGCGTCTGCCGAACCTTCCACGGCAACGGTTGCAGCGCCCGCCGCTGCATCGGCAGCGGCACCAGCGGCGGCAGCAACGGCTGCTGCCCCGCAAGGCCTGGAGCAAGCCCGCGCTGAGGGCACCCAGGCTGAGCGTGCCCGCGTCAGCGCCATCCTGGGCCATGCCAATGCATCGGCCAACGCTGCACTGGCGCAGACCTGCATTTCTGGCGGCCTGACGGCAGAGCAGGCCCAGGGGGTGCTGGATGCCGCACCGGCGGCTGCCGCTGCTGCAGCGCCTGTGGCGGCCAGCAACCAGTTTGCCCAGGCCATGGCGGCGCTGGGCAACCCCAATGTCTCGGGCGTCGAGGCGGCCAGCCCCGACGGCTCTGCACAGGCGGCCACCCAGGCCGCAGCCGGCTGGGGCAAGGCCTTTGGCACCGCACCGTAACGCAACCCCCACCCATAGGAGCACACACCATGCAAGTGCAAGAACTCGGCCCCGGCACGGCCTGCTATCTGGTCAGCGAAGCCAACGGCACCCGCTCGCGCGAAGTGGTCACTATCGCGCAGGGGCAAAACCTGCTGCCAGGCGCTGTGCTGGGCAAGGTCTCTACCAGTGGCGAATACACGGCAGTCAGCCCCACCAACGACAACGGCAGTCAGACCGCCATTGCCGTGCTGTTTGCCGCCGTGGACAGCACCGCCGCAGCCCACGCCGCCGTCATCACCGCCCGCGACGCCGAAGTGGCCGCCCATGCGTTGGCCTGGCCCGCAGGCACCACCGAACCCCAGAAAACCGCTGCCCTGGCCCAACTGGCCGCCGTGGGCATTGTTGCGCGCTGAAGCCGCGCGAGAAAAAGGACTACCGATATGGCCGATCTCAATATCTTTGCGCACGAGGCATTCAGCATGACCTCGATGTCCACCGCCATCCAGGCCGCGCCCTATGCGCCGCAGCTGCTGGGGCAACTGGGCATCTTCACGACCGAGCGCTCGCGCACCACCACCGTGGCGATCGAGGAAAAGGGTGGCGTGCTGTCCCTCATCAAGACCAGCCCGCGCGGCGCGCCCATTGAAGAAGGCAAGGGCGAAAGCCGCCGCATGCGCCACTTCGACACCCTGCGCATTGCGCGCGGCAAGACGCTGTATGCATCGTCGGTGCAGAACATTCGCGCCTTTGGCTCCGTCAGCGAGCTGCAGGCCGTGCAAAATGAGCTGGCCGACATCATGAACGGCAAGACCGGCCTGCGCGCTGCCGTGGAGCTGACGCACGAGCACATGCGCCTGGGCGCCGTGCAAGGCAAGGTGCTGGACGCCGATGGCACCGTGCTGGTGGACTGGTATGAAGAGTTCGGCATCGATCAGCCTGCCGAGATCAACTTCGACCTGGCCAATGCCACGGCCGAAGGCGGCGAGATCCGCAAGCAGTGCAATGCACTCATCCGCGACATGATGCGCGCCAGCCATGGCGCCTGGCTGCCCGGCCAGACCTATGCCGTGGGCCTGTGCGGCGACAACTTCTTTGACGACCTGACGGGCAATGCCGAAACCCGCTGCACCTACCTGAACCAGCAGGAGGCGCGCGACCTGCGCAACGATGTGGGTCAGGTCTTCGGGTCGTTTCGCTACGGCAACATCCAGTTCATCAACTACCGCGGCACCGACGACAACAGCACCGTGGCCGTGCACCCGGACAAGTGCCAGTTCTTCCCCGTGGGCGCGCCGGATGCGTTTCGCGTCGGCTTCTCGCCGGCCGAGTCCTTCCCCTTCGTCAACACGCCCGGCCAGGACGTGTACGCCATGGTGGTGACGGACAAGGACCGCCAGGAGTGGGTGCGCCCCGAGGTGCGCAGCTACCCGCTGTTCATGTGCACCCGCCCCGGCATGCTGCAGCGCGCCAAGCGCAAGGCCTGAGCATGTTTGCAAGTACTGCACCTTTTGCGCAGGTGGATGCGCTGATCAACCAGGGCGTGAGCCAGTTGCTGGCCAACGCCACGGCCAGCTGGCAGGGCGGCAAGCCGTTTGGCGTGGTGTTCAACCGCACGCCGCTGGAAGGCTTTCTGACCGATGCGGCCACCGCAGAGCGCCACACCGTGGCCATGCCGGTGGGGGAGGCCCCCGGCATTGTCGAGGGCAGCACCGGCCTGCTGTTGGGCGGCCAACCCTGTCAGGTCACCGGGCCGGTGGTGCAGGACGCCAGCGGCTGGGCCACTTTCCCCATCGTCTTTCTGAACTGACCGCCATGTTGCTGCTGGAACAAGTCATCAAGTCGCGCCTGGCAGGCCGCAGTGCACTGGCCGCCTGGCAGGTGCGCGGTGCCTCGCAGCTGTGCGACCGCACGCAGGTGCCGGCCATCGAGGTGCGCATGTCCGGCGCGGGCCTGGGCGATGTGTCGTGCGAAGCCGCCCAGCTGGAGCCGCGCTGGTCCTGCGTGCTGGTGGCCCGGCGCAGTGATGGCGCTGCCGCCGAGCTGGATGCCGCCATGGAAGAAGTGGTCGGCTGCCTGCACGGCTGGCGGCCTGCGGTGCCCGGCGGGCGGGCCTGGTCCGAGCTGCGCGCCGCCGGCGTGCGCGAGGCCGAGTTTGTGGACGCCGGCCTGGTCGGCTATGCGGTGGAGTTCACCACCGTCTCTGTTTTCGAGTCGCTGGACGCCTGAGGCCGGCGCCGTTCAATCTTTCATAGGAGCTAGCCATGGCTGCACTGCCCCGCGTCAAGAAGGAATACCAGATTCCGCGTGGACGCCTTGTTTTCTATCCGTTCGATGCGGCGGGCCGTCTGCTGGGCGGCCGCCAGTTCGGCAACTGCCCGGCCTTCTCTTTGAGCGTGGAGGGTGACAAGGCTCCGCATTACAGCTCGCAGGGCGGCCTGCGCGAGAAGGACGAAGAAGTCCTGATCGAGATCACCCGCAAGGCGGCCATCACCACCGACAACATCAGCGGCAGCAACCTGCGCATGTTTCTGTCTGGCACGGCAGAAACGCACACCCAGGCATCTGCCACAGTGACGGACGAGGCGCACACGGTCGAGCCGGGCGGCATCTACCGCCTGGGCGTGACCGCAGCGGTCCCCACAGGCGCACGCAAGCTGAGCGCCGTCACCGTCAAAAGCAAGGACGGCACCACGACCTTTGCAGCGGGCACCGATTACACGGTGGATGCCGACTTGGGCCTGCTGCAGATCGCGGAGGGCGCCGGGATCGATGTGGCCACCGAGGTGCTGGTGGGCTACACCGCCGCCGAGACCAGCTGGGAGCGCATCAAATCCGGCAATGGCGCTGATCTCAAGGGCGCGCTGCAGCTGATTGCCGACAACGCCCACGGCACCAACCGTGACTGGTGGTTCCCCAGCGTAGCGCTGTCGCCCACGGGCGAGCTGCCGCTGATTCAGGACGGCACCGATTACAGCCAGTTCGGCTTCGATGTGGAAGTGCTCAAACCCGACAACGGCGAAGCCGTCTATGTGGACGGCCGTGCGGCGCTGATTCCTTAACCCCTTCACCAGACCTCCCGGCTTGCCGGGGCGGTTTGCACTGCGGCCAGCAAGCACCGGCTGCAGCGCAAACCGAAGCAACCACTTTCAATCGAGCACCGACGCCATGGCCTTCAAGCCCATTCAGATCGTGATCAACGCCAAGGACGATGCGTCTGCGGTGCTGGGCCGTCTTGGGCGCAATGTGAAGCTGTTGGGCGCCACAGTTGCCGGCTACTTCGGCATCAAGGCATTTGCGGGCGTGGTGCAAAGCGCGGCAGACTTTGAAGCGGCCATGAGCCGCGTGAAGGCCGCCACCGAAGGCTCGGCAGCCGAAATGGCCGCGCTGACCAAGGCCGCCCAGGCGGCGGGCAGCAATACCAAGTACACCGCAGTGGAGGCGGCCGATGCGCTGGAGAACCTGGCCAAGGCGGGCCTGAGCGCGGGCGACTCCGTCAAGGCGCTGCCTGCCGTGCTGGCCCTGGCACGGGCGGGCGATATCGAGCTGGGCAAGTCCAGCGAGTACGTCACCAAGGCCGTGATGGGCATGGGTCTGGCCTTTGACGATGCCGGCCGCGTGGCCGATGTGCTGGCCAAGGGCGCCAACGCCACCAACACCAGCGTGGAAGGTCTGGCCCAGGCGCTGAGCTATGCAGCGCCGGTTGCCAACACCCTGGGCGTGAGCCTGGAGAGCACGGTCGCCATCATCGGCAAGTTTGCCGACGCGGGCATTGACGCCAGCCGCGCGGGCACGGCGCTGAACTCCATCATGAGTCAGTTTGCCAACCCGCTCTCCACCTTCCGAAAGGAGCTGGGCGCTGCCGGCATAGTCACCACCAACTTTGAGGAAGCCTTGCACCAGCTGGCCGCCAAGGGCAAGGACGGCGAGCGTGCCATCAATGCCGTGGGCCTGGAGGCTGGGCCCGCGCTGCGTGCCTTGCTCAACCAGGGCATGGGCGCGCTGGACGAGTTGACCGGCAAGCTGCGGGAGGCGGGCGGCAGCGCCGAGGCCACGGCCAGGACCATGGCCGATAACCTCAACGGCTCCCTCAAGGGCCTGAGCAGCATGTGGGAGACCGTGACCCAGGTGCTGGGCAAGCCCGTGTTGCCGGTGGTGCGCCAAGGCGTGGACGAGCTGAGCGGCGCGCTGCGTAAGGCGGTTGAGAGCGGTCTGGTGGAGCGCTTCGGCCGGACCCTGGCGACGGCCTTTGAAAACGGCCTCAAGTTCTTTCGCGCCTTTGCAGCCAACGTCAACTTTGACGCCATAGTGTTGCGCCTGCAGGTCTTTGCCAGCGAGGCGGGCGAGACGCTGCAGCGCATCGGCCAGTACGCCACCAACGCTGGTAACACCGTGCAGCTGGCCTGGGGCGTGATGACGGCGGGCGTCAATGGCGTGCTGACTGCCATCTACGGCCTGGGCGCAGCGTTTGCACAGATTGCTTCCAAGGTGATGGAGGGCGTGGCGGCGCTGCGCAGTGGCCTGGCATCGGTCACCTTTGGGGGCCTGAGCGAGAGCTTTCGTCTGGCTGCGGCGGATGCCGAGGAGATGGCCGGCGCCTTTGCGGCGTCTGCCGACGCCCTCAAGGCCAAGGCTGCGGAGTCGCTGCAGGGCATGGCCGATGGAGCCCAGACCGCGCGCGATGCCTGGAGCGGCCTGACGGGGGATGTGACAGCGGTCGGTAATGCTGCTGCAGCCGCGGCTCCCTCCGTCGAGGCGGTGGCTGCCGGCATCGAGGCCACGGGTAAGGCCGCAGCCAAGGCGGCCAAGGAGGCGGCTGCCAAAGCCGAAGCGGACCGCATCGCTGCCGAGAACCTGAAGAAGCTCAGGGCTGAGTACGAGCAGTTGATCGCCAGCGGCAATCTGGACGCGGCCGGGCGCAAGCTGCAGGAAATTGCCAAGGCCCAGCGCGCCGCCGCCGGCACGGCCCAGGATGCGGCGCAGTCCACCGCGCTGCTGGAGCAGGCCTACAAAGACCTGGGCATGACCACCAACGAGGATCTGCAGCGCATGGCCAAGCAGGCGCGTGCTGCGTTCGATCAGTTGGAAAAAGACGGCAAGCAGCCGCCCATGCGTATTGCCGAGGCCTGGAAGTCCATGGCCGATAAGGTGATTGCGGCCAATGGCGGTATCGCGCCTGAATGGCTCAAGACCCAGGCAGCTGTCAAGGGCTACGAGGTCGCGGTGGACGATGCGGGCAAGGCCGTGCTCAACACCGACCGCGCCACGGCCAGAGCCGTCAGCAGCATGGTGAGCGGAATGGGCAGAGTGCGCGAGGCGGCCGACGGCGTGCAGGAAAGCATGCGCGGCATCGAGCATGCATCGGGCCGCGCTGCACATGCAGCCCGTCAATGGGAGCAAGGCGGCCCGCGTAACTTTGTCGAGGAGCGCAATGCCGGCGTGAACGGCTCGCCAGGCGTCATGCACCAGAACACAGGGCCCTTGAGCCTGGTTCCGCAGTTCCAGACTCGCCAGGAGCTGGATGCCTGGTGGAAGCAATGGCAGAACCAGTATGCGCAGGACAACCCTTTCTCGGTCAAGAGCAGCGGCGCGCTGGGCAACTATCAATATGACTTGACCCAGTTTGCAGTGAAGGAGGCCGGCAGAGCTATCGACCTGCAGCAGGCTGCTGCCAATGCGCGGCCTAAGCAGGAGGCGGAGCGCAAGCCAGACGCCCCCAGCTCAGTGCCTCGGGCACCGGCTCCTGCCGCAGGCCCTGCAGCTCCCCAATCCGTCATCACCCATAGGCACGAGGTCGTGATCGGCGGCCGTCAATACAACGTGGGCACGGATGCGGCGGGCAGCTCAGAGATGCAGCAGTTGATGTCCGCGCTGGAGCGTGATGCCAATTTGTCTGGGGGTGTTCACTGATGGCTGGTCATTTTCTCGCGGGCATCGAGCTGCCGCGCGGCATGTTGTGGGTGGACGAGTTCAACTGGTCTGCCGTGCAGAAGACGGTCGACCGCAGCATTACCGGCGCCCAGATCATTGATGCCGCTGCCCGCATCGAGGGCCGCCCCATCACCCTGCAGGCTGCGGAGGATCAGGGCTGGATTCGCCGCGCAACGCTGCTTGCCGTGCAGGCCCTGGTTGATGTTCCAGGCGCGCAGTACCCGCTGCGCCTGGCTGATGGCCGTGAATTCACCGTCCAGTTTGCGGCAGACGACCCGATTGCCGCCGCGCCCATCTCCCGGCCCGAGCTGCCCGCCGCAACCCATCCCTATGTCGCCACGCTGCGGCTGATCACTGTTTAAGCGAGAAGAACAATGCCCATTTTGCAAGGCGACATCCAGCTGCGTGCCAGCCGCGTCATGGACGACGTGCCCGAGGGCGGCGGCGGCCCGTCTAACGTCGTAATCGAGGACGGAGAAGAAAACGCGATCATGCCGGACATCTCACAGATGGATCGTGCTGGTGGCCGAGACAACATGCGCCAAGTGCATGTGACAGTGGACACCGAAGACCGCGACACCTATCAGGGCAGCAATGTCATCGTGGCCAAGCCGCCTGAAGATCCGAATGTGTCCATCACCCTGTTTGCCACGGGCGGGGTCTATGACACCCGTGCCCAGGCACAGGCCAGACTGGAGGCCTACCTCAACAAGGGTGCCGAGTGGGCGGGCTATCTCTATGAGGAGCACATCCAGGGTCAGCGCGTCATCCAGATTTTCCAGCGCCCTGGCACCGAGCTGCCCGCTGTGGGCAAGACCTTGGTGCTGGTGGGCAATGAAGGCTTGGCGAATGAGCAGATGCAATATGTCCGCGCCATCCGCGTGACCAGCAAAGAGCTGACTTTCACCTACGACACAGACAAAGACTACAAGGCGGTGATTGTCACTGTCGAGATCTCGGATGCGCTGCGGTACGGCTTCACCGGCTCCCCAGCCAGCCGCCAGTTCACACGCCTGCTCAACAGCGCACGCTTGCGCGATACGGTGGTGGCCGATGCGGGCAGCTATGTGGGCGTGACGCCTTTGCAGAAGGCTGCAGCGCTGGGCGACTTCACCATCATCGCCAAGACGATCATGACCCAGATCGTGCCCTCGGCGCAGAGCGAGACGCCGATTCCTGCGGCCATCCCTTATGCGGCGGCTGGCTTTCCGGTCTCTGCGGCCGAGGCTGTGACCTTCAACACAGACCAGGCCTGGAGCAACACCACAAGCCTGGCCTTGCCTGGCGGTTGTCTGCCTGGTTCGCTCAGCATTTCGGTGGGCGCTGTGACCTTTACCGACAAGGGCGGCATTCTGATGTCGGGAACCCAGCAGATCGGTCTGGTGGACTATGCCAATGGCATCGTCACGTCCAGCTCCGGCAGCTATGGCGGTATCAAGACCGTCAGCTATCGGCCTGCCGCCTATATGCAGCGCATGCCGCAGTCCAGCGAGATCCGCATCACGGCAGAGAACCGCAGCCAGAGCTACACCGGCTTTATCACGCCGCTGCCGGCGCGCGGGACTCTGTCCTTTAGCTATCGGGCGCAGGGCCGCTGGTATGTGCTGTCGGACTCGGGTGACGGCACCCTGCGCGGTACGGACTCCAGCTATGGCGCGGGCACCTATAGCGCCGAGACCGGCAGCTTTGTCGTCACGCTGGGTGCCTTGCCCGATGTGGGTAGCTCCATCGTCCAGCACTGGGGCGTGCCGACCCAGGAGACCGTGCAGCCTGCCGTCGATCTGCTGATCAGCCAGACCATTGCGCTGCAGCTTCCTGCGGGCCAGGCGCTCTATCCCGGCGCTTTTGATATCAAGTGGATGGACGGCACCAATCAGCGAACGGCCACGGCAACCGCTGCCTGGCAGTTGCAGGGTGACGCCACGGGCGAAGTGCGGGTAGGGCGCTCCGAGGTGGTGTTTGCGCCCAAGCTGCTGCCCGCCGTGGGCACGGTGCTCGATGTCACGGTCGACACGGCCCCGGCAGTCGAGGTCAACCTGCAGCACCCTTCCCGCAACGGCCAGGGCCGTCTGGCCGTATCGGCTGGCCAAGGCGCTTTGGTGCCGTTCACGGTCGAGCTGGAGTGGAACACCCTGACCGATCAAAGCGTGCTCGGTCTCTACACCCGCGATCAGCTCAAGGAAATGGGCGTGACGCTGGTCGACCCGACCCAGATCGCCCGCGATGACGGCAACGGCAAGCTGATACTGGATGGCGTGCAGGTAGGCACGGTGACGTACAGCACGGGCGCGGTGGATTTCAACCCCGATGTCGTCATCAAGATCCCCAAGCCGGTCTACTCGTCCAGCCAGGTCAGCGGCGGCGGCTTCAATGGAGAGGTCGCCCAGTACCGCCTCAACTACGAGGGCATCGAGTACTTGAGCGCGCCCTCGATCTACCCCAATGACGAAAGCGGTTACGTCAAGATCCGGTTTCGCACCACGGGCAGCGCAACCCGCCGCACGCTGCAGGTCACGTTTGAGCCTGAGTTCGACCTGGTCACGGGCGTGCAGGCTCCGGTGGTGCCGGGCTCGGTCGTGCTGATGCCTGGTAATGGTCAGCCCTGGAGCGATGACGGCAGAGGGCTGCTGCGCGTTCTGATGGGGACAGGATTCGTGACGCGCGGCAGTATCAACTACGCCACGGGCCGCATCAGCCTGAGCAGTTGGGAGGTCGGCAGCAACAATAGCTTTCGCCGTGCGGGCTGCATCACCACCTTGGGTGACGCCATCAGCAGCGCCTATGTGTTTCGCACGGCGGCGGCTCCACTGCGCCCTGGCTCCCTCACGGTGCAGGTTCCCAGGGCCTCGGGCGGCTCACAGAACGTCAGTGCAGGCATTGAAGGCACGATCACGGCCCCCGGCGTGGTCGGCACGGTGGACTACGAAACCGGCCTCGTGCGCCTGGGCTTCGGGGCCCTGGTCGTGGCCGCAGGCAATGAATCCGAGCCCTGGTATGACGCGGCCAATGTGCAGCCTGACGGCAAGATCTTTAAACCGCAGCCCGTGGTCGCCAGTGCCTTGCGCTATTCGGCGGTGGCTTATGCCTACTTGCCCATGAATGCCGACATCATCGGCATTGACCCCGTGCGCCTGCCCAGCGACGGCAAGGTGCCCATCTTCCGACCTGGCTCGCTGTGCGTGGTGGGTCACACCAAGACCAGCGCCCAGCTCAGCGTGAGCAACAACCAGACTATCAATCTGGCCCGCGTGCGACTGTCGCGGGTGGTAGTGAGGGACGCCAACGGCAAGACCCTGAATACCGGCTATTCGGTGGATCTGGAGGCCGGCCTGGTCACCTTTACCGATGTGTCCGCGATGACCATGCCGGTGACGATTGAGGATCGTATCGAGGACATGGCCGTTGCCACGGATGTGCAGATCTCGGGGGAGATCACCTTTAACCGGGCACTGACCCATGACTACCCGGTAAGCGGCACCTATGTCTCTAGCGCCCTGCAGGCCAGTGACCGCCGTGCCCGCGTCAGTCTCGATTTTTCGCAGCAAAGCTGGGTCGACAACGCCTGGGCCGATGCGCCGGTAGGGCCTGCAATCCCCGCCAAATATGACCAGAGCGTGTCGCCTATCGAGATCACCAACGCCGGCGGCAGCACCGAGCGCTGGGTGCTTCAGTTCACCTCAACCAGCCAGTTTCGGGTGATTGGCGAGCATGTGGGCGTGATCGCCACCGGCGACATCAATGCGGTCTGCTCGCCGGTCAACCCGGCCACGGGCAAACCGTATTTCACGATTAAGCCGCTGGGCTGGGGCAGCGGCTGGGCCGTGGGGAACATCCTGCGCATCAACACCGTGGGCGCTATCTATCCCTTCTGGGTCGTGCGAACCATCCAGCCAGGCCCAGAGACCGGCATCGAGCACAGCTTTTCCATCCTGGCGCGCGGTGATGTGAACCGTCCGCAATCCAACTGAGTTCCCGGAGACATAAATGGCATCCCCTGTAGATACCTCAGTCAAGCACGCTTACAGCTCCATGGCCGGGGCGCTGCCCATCAACGGCACAGCGGGCGCGTTCATCAGCGCCCTCGATGCGTTCCTGGTCAATGGCTGGGGCTCCAAGGCCGTGGATTCGGCGGTCATCAGCAACGGCGTCTGCCGCCTGAGCTTTGCCAGCGGCAAGAGTGCTGCCGAGATTCATGCGGTGATTGCAGTTGCTGGGGCTTCGCCTGCTGCCTTGAATGGCGAGCAGCGAGTGACAGCCGTGAGCAATGCCTGGGTGGAGTTCAAGACCGATCTGCCCGATGGTGCCGTCACCGGCTCCATCAGCTTCAAGATGGCCCCGCTGGGCTGGGAAAAAGTGTTTGCGGGCACTAACAAGGCGGTCTATCGTCCCCTCGATCCGCGTGGCACGCGCCCCTTTGTCCGCATTGACGACAGCCATCCCACCATCGCCCGCGTGCAAATGTTTGAGTCCATGATCGATGTGGACACGGGCTCAGGCCTGGCCCCTTCCATCTCGGGCGGCTACTACTGGGCCAAGAGCAGCGCAGCGCCTGGCTCTGCGCTGTACTGGCTGATGATCGGCGACTCTCGGGGCTTTTATCTGTGCAATGCGCCCTATGAGAGCAGCAGCGCAGCGTCTCAGAACGGCTACGCGGTCAACATCAAATATGTGGGGGATCTGATCGCCAGCAAGAGCGGCGATGCCTGGTCGGCGTTTCTGTCGGGGTCAGTGGTTTCAACCTGGTACGACACCAGCGGGGATGTCTTTGCGACCGGAAACAATGCGGGGCTGACCTTGCAAAGGGCCAGCCATGGCCTGGGTTCTTCCATCATCTGCGACAAGGCGACCTGGGGTAACTTGGGCATGTCGGGCCTTGCCGGGGGCATGGGCGTGTTCCCGGCAAGGGCCGACAACTCGCTGCGCCTGTGCGCCATCACCATTTTCGACGGTCTGCGCGCCAACGGCCCCAGGGGAGAGCTGCCAGGTGCCCTGCATTGCCCGCAAACCGGTTTGTCCTCGGTGATCGGCCAGGACGTGCGTTTTCGGGACGGTAGCGGCGACTTTGCCGGCAAGACCTTGCTGTCGATCTGGGGCGGCAATCTGAGTGCCAACTACGACCAGGGCGTGGCGTTCTTTGACGCCAAAGGCCCCTGGAGGGCTGATTGATGGCTGCGACGCGCTGGCGTATCCGCGCCCTGGAATCGGGGCGGGCAAGCGGCAGTTGGACAGCACGGGCACTGCGTCTGTGGGATGCCAATGGCCCCATCGATGCCGCTGCGGCTCTGTCTTGCCCTCTGCCGGTGGGCGGTGACGGCCTGGGTGCTCTGACAGACGGCGATGCCGGCACGGCGGCAGTGTTTGCGGTCGCTGACATCAAGGCCGCAGGCTGGAGCATTCTGTGGACGTTTGCGGCAGCCGTGGAGCCCACGCATCTGCTGGTCGATGCCGATCCGCTGTATGGCTTTGTGCTGGAGGCGTTTTCCGAGGCAGAGGGTGCCTGGACGCTGGTGATCGGGAGGTTTCAGAAAGAGGCCATCACCGGGCTGTTTTCTCTGAACCCCGGCACCGACCTGTCCGCTGTCTTTACCAAGATCAGCGATGTCCGAAGCCTGCAAATGCCCTCGGGCGGATTTGCGAACCAGAGCATGGAGGACGGCGGCGTGCGCACATCGGTGGGCAGCAACTCCATGATGTTTGCCTTTGATGCCCTGCCTCAGGAGGCGAGTTTCAAGGGCTTGCAGGCCGAGTTTGATTTCAAGATCGTAGACGACTCGCTTTCTCGCAGGCACGTTGGCTTTTTTCTGTTTGACCCCGACAGGCCTACCTATGGCTACCGCATTGCCACCTTGGATGGCACGCTGATGCTGAGCTACTTTGCAGGCTCTATCGGCTCAGAAACGCCCTACCAGCAACTGCCCATGCCGCTGGGTGGTCTTATGACCAATACCCGATACACGATGGGCATCACGGTAGATGACCTGGGTGCCATCACGGTGAAGCTCAACGGCGTTGTGTCGGTGGTGTTCAATCCGCCGGCCACGATGCTTGCCACGGTTCGCCTGGGGGCCTTCTTCTATGTTGGCGGCTACATCACTTATTCGTGCCGCTTGAATACGGTGCAGCGCAACTCGGACTCCCGCGCCCCAGGCGTGAAGGTGCAGGCCATGACCAAGGATCTGGGCATTGCGCCGGTCGCTGCAAGCTTTGCAGCCTGCGAAGCCCTTGCCGGCCTGGATATGGAGTTTGGCGGGCGCGGTCGCTTTTACGGCACGGTCAGTGACGGCAAGAGCAATGCCATGCTGCGGCGCCGCGTGCGCCTGTTCCGCAGCCGTGACGGATGTCTGGTACGCGAAGTCTGGAGCGCAGCAGACGGCAGCTACCGCTTTGAGGGCATCAACGAGCGCTACGAATACGACATCGAGGCTTGGGATCACGAGAAGAATTATTTCTCGGCGGTCGCCAACAACCAGATTCCCGAGGTGGCGGCATGAGCGATCTCCCAACCTTCGAGATCTCGGCCGCCCATGCCCTGGCCCGCCTGCAGGCCACGGCCAACTTTGCGGACTCCGGGCCTGCGGCTTCGACTATCGCCCTCTATGACGCGGCAGAGCAGCTGCTCGTCACCCTGACGCTCACCAAGCCCTGCGGCCAGATCACCGAGGCGGGCTATCTGCTGCTGACCCAAGCCAGCGGCAGCGGCGACATGATTCTGGCGAGCGGTCAGGCTGCCATCGGCGTCTGGAGCACCAGCGACGGCAAGCTAATCGGGCGCGGCCTGGTCACGGACGAGGCAGGCTTGGGGCACTTCAAGCTGCTGGGCAGCACCGGCACCCAGCTCTATGCAGGCGGCAAGGCCATCCTGGGCGAGACAAGGATAGCCTGATGGCCGCTGTCGACCTGATCTTTAATCGCGCCTTCAAGACCGGCCACCCGGTCGAGCTGGTGTTTGGCGACGATGGCGGTGGCGGGCAGGTGCCCGATAAGACCCTGGCCATTGCCGCGCGCATGCCGGGTCTGAGGGTTAGATCCCTGGTGCATGTGCGCAAGGATCTGGTCGCTGCGGGCCGCATGCCCGGTCTACGCTGTAGCGCGGTGGTGCGCTACAACACCGATACACCCCGGCCCGTGGTGGCCGAGGTGGCCGCGAGCGCGCAGCAGGCGCAGCCTGTAGCGCAGGGCTGGGTCACGGGATGGCAAGACACGGATGCACTGCCTGCAGGTTGGGTGTCGACCGCGCAGGATGCCATGCCCATGCAAGAGCAGTTCGGCGTGGCCTGGCAGGATGGCCAGAGGCAAGGGGTGGCCCTGCAGGGGCGGTTTCAGCAGGCGCGGGCGCTGCCTGGTGCCGCAACGCAGGCCCGCTGGCAGGAATCCCAGGGAGTGCGCAAGGGCCTGCAGGCCACGGCTCAGGATGCAGCGCCCGTTCGGGCAGGCTGGGTCGTGCGGTTTCAGGAAAGCCTGCGCGACCGTCGCCGCATGGTCGAGGCCACGGCACAGGATGCAATGGGCCTGCAGTACCTTATCACCACGGGCGCAGGCCCCTCGGTGTCGCTGTACCGGGGCTTTAAGGGCCGCTACCAGCAGGCCATGAAGCCGCCCGCTGGCAAGTCGCAGACCAAGCCGCCAGAGCCAGAGAAGCCTGGCTGCTATGAGCAACTGGTGGGCGGCCCCATCCGTTTGCTGTTCTGCAGATCCTGGGCCGCTTCGGCAGATCTGCTGTTCATGTGCTGCAAGCCCGTCGGGCCAGAGCCGCAGCCCCAGTTTGTCATTCCACTGCTGCCCGTCTATATGCAAGTCCACCATCTCACGGCGCATCTGCTGCCAAGCCTTGAGCCCGTAGTGCTCAATGACGTTTCCATTGCCGCCGGCGACGACAGCTACTGCTGGAGCCTGTCGGCCAACGGCCCCGAGCATTTGCTCGACCAGCTCGCGCCCGTGGGCGGGCTGCCGCAGCGGCTTCAGGTGGGTATCGACGGCATGCAGTTTGTCTTTGCCGTCACCAGCACGGCGCGCAGCCGCTCGTTTGACCGCCGCCGCGTGGCGGTGCAGGGCATCAGCGTCACAGCCATGCTGGGCAACCCCTACATGCCCAAGCAGGCTTGGCTCTCCACTTCGGTGGCAACGGCGCAGCAACTGGCGGTAAGCGCGCTGGAATTCAGTGGTGTCGATCTGGATTGGCAGATTCCCGACTGGCAGGTGCCCGCCGGCGCCTGGAGCTTTCAGGGAACGCCGCTGCAGGCCGTGCTGCGCATGGCCGATTCGGTCAATGCCGTGGTGCGCAGCCACCGCACGGCAGCGCAGCTCATTGTCGCGCCGCGCTACCCGGTGCTGCCGTGGGAGTGGGGCGCGACCGTGCCCGATGTGCAAATGCCTGCAGCCGTCATCGTCACGGACGAGCTGCGCCCCGATCCGCGTGCCGAATACAACGCCATCTATGTCGCCGGCGGCAGCGTGGGGGGCGTGCTGGGCCATGTGGTGCGCAGCCTCAGTGCGCGCGACAAGCTTGCCCCGCAGATTCAGGATGACCTCATCACCCACGCCGACGCCGCCCGCATGCGCGGCAGCTGGGCGCTGGCTGCCAGCGGCAACAAGCTGCAGCACAGCATCAGCATGCCCGTGCTCACCGGCGGTACCAACCCCGGCATCTTGAACCCCGGCCAGCTGCTGGAGGTGGCTGACACCGACGGCACCTGGCGCGGCCTGGTGCGCGGCGTCAGCGTCAGCGCCTCCATGCCCCGCGTGCGCCAGCAGGTCACTGTCGAAAGGATTGCCGCATGAGCACCAACCTCTACAAGCGCCTCAAGGCTTTGCTGCCCGACGACCCGGTAATGACCGGGCAGGTCAGCGCCGTGTTTGCCGACGGCACTGCGTTGGTCGCGCTCGAAGGCGCCTCAGGCCTGCTGCGCGTGCGCAACCCGCTGGGCACGGCCAACGGCGTGCGCGTCTATGTGCAAGGCGGAGCCGTCACCGGCACCGCGCCCGCCATGCCCTATGTGCTGATCGAAGTCTGAAAGAAGAAAGGAAGGGGAATGGACGACTACGGCAACGAGCTGCCGGCCACCACGCTGCAGCAAGTCAACAAACGCTTTAACCAGGGGAGTGAACGCATGGCTGCCATCGAGCGAGATTTGAAAGCCGCAACCCAAGGCTTGCATGAGGTGCGGCAGGAACTGCACCAGCGCAACCAGCAGATGGCCGAGCTGCTGGAATTCTTCACCGCCATGAAAGGCGCCTTCAAGGTGCTCAACTGGGTGGGCAAGGTCGCCAAGCCGCTGGCCGCCATCGTCATGCTCGGCGGGGCCTGCGTAGCCTTCTGGACGGCCGTCAAAGGAGGGGCAAGCCGATGAACTGGAAAGAAAAACTCATCGCCACCCTTGGCGGTGCAGCGGTCGCGCTGGCCATACCCCTGGTGCAAAAGTACGAAGGCACTGTGCTGCGCAGCTACCGCGACCCGGTGGGCATCGTCACGGCCTGCACCGGCCACACCGGCCCCGAGCTCAAGATGGGCCAGACCTACACCCGGCAGCAATGCGAGGAGATGCTCTACAAGGACTTGGCCAAGCACGCCGACGCCTTGAGCTGCGTCACCGCGCCGCTGACTGACGGCCAGCGGGCCGCCTTGGTGAGCTTTGCCTTCAACGTGGGCGACGAAGCGTTTTGCCGCAGCACCCTGGTGCGCAAGGCCAACGCGGGCGACATCGATGGCGCTTGTGCCGAGCTATCGCGCTGGACCTACGCCGGCGGCAAGCAGCTGCCCGGCCTGGTCAAGCGCCGCGCCGCAGAGCGCCAACTGTGCGAGGCAGGCCTGGCATGACAGGCGCATCCCGCATCTGGCCCTGGCTGGCCTTGGCCCTTGCCCTGCTGTTGGTCCTGCAGAACCACCGGTTGACAGGGGCCGAAGTGTCCCAGTCAAAACAGGCCTTAGCCCAGGCACAACAAGCGCAGGCTGCTATGGAAATCAAAACCGCAGGGCGACTGCAGCACGCCGCAGGACAACAGGAAAACACCCATGACTACACCCGCAAACTTGCCGACCTGGAGGCTGGCCGCACTGCTGATGCTGCCCGCATTGCAGGCCTGCAGCACGACATCCGAACCGCCGCCACCCGTAACGCCCAGCTTGCCGGTGACGCCGCTGCCTGCCGAGATCTCGCAGATCAGCACCAGCGACTCGCAACCCTTGCTGGCGAAGGCGCGGGCGTGGTTGGCCAGCTTGTCGGACTGGTCGAACGCCGAGATGCCCAGGTCGACGCATTGATGGGTCAGGTGCAGGTGGACAGGCAACTGCTGGCTACGCACTGAGCCTGCCCGACAAGATTGCGATATCCGTTGGCGGTGC